TACGGCAGGCACTGAGAGCGAGCCGCAATCGAGTGGCGATCGCGGCGGGCACGGCGACGGTCTATAAGGAAGACGATACGACTGCCTCATGGACCGCAGCGGTAACAACGACCGCAGGAAATCCCGTGAGCGAAATCGATCCAGCTTCGGCATGAAAGCATTACTCGCTCGTTTCGCCCTTTGGCTCGCCCATCGTACCGGCGTCGCGCTCGTTGCGCGTCCTGATGCCGCATACATCGCAAGCGCGCATGAATTCGCGCTCCACGTGGAACATGCCGCAGAGCCGTGGGAATGGAAGCAGCGCCAGGTCTTGCGCGCACTGCGCAACCGCTTCCCACAAGCGAGAGTGCGTGACCTGAATCTGGCCATCGAAATTACGGTGCAGGAATGTTCGGCTTCAGAGTCCTAGGTCTGTGGAGCTGGACGAATGACGAGACGGTCATCGTAACGATTGCGACATTCCATCCGCTTCGCATCTCAATCGATATAGGAATTTGACATGGGCTCAGAGAACGTCAGTCGCGAAACCTCAGCCGCATCCGGTGCAGAGGCGGTCACGCCTTCGGATACGACCGTCTTTAGCACACCCGGACGCGCACTGTGGGTGGGTGCTACAGGCAATATCGCGGTCCGGATGGCGGGTGATCAAAGCGTTGTGACCTTCGTGGGCGTGCCCACCGGCACCATGCTGGCGCTCGCCGTGGACAAGGTCATGGCGACCAACACGACCGCCACCAGCATCCTGCTTCTGCGCTGATGCTCGGTCGTCTGGATTTCACCGCACTCGGTCCCGACGTGGGCCGGGCGCTCACGCCCCGGATCAACGAGGGCGAGGCATTCCGACTCACCGTGCGGCCGTTGAGCGCAGACCTTGCGGCTACGACCCCGACGACGATGCGCTACAGGATTGACGACCCCGAGCAGGGAACGGCCGTGCTGGACTGGACGAGCCTGACGCCAGCCACGAGCGTCAACATCGTGCTCGCCAGCGCGCAGAACGCCATGCGGAATGGGCTGTGCGTCGAGCGCAGGCAGGTTGTTGTCGAAGCCGTGGACAGCGACGGACCGATGCGGCGGACGTTCGACTATGAAATCAGCGACTTACAGGGCATTTCCTGAGTCGCCGATAGTGAATTCAGAGCAGAGCAGAAACAATGGCGTGGCAGAAGGGCAAATCAGGCAATCCGGGTGGACGACCGAAGGAAGACAGCGAGGTCAAAGACCTTGCCCGGAAGTACACCAAGGAAGCGGTTACGAAGCTGGTCGAATGGATGCGCAGCGAGAACCCGAAGGCGTCGGTATCCGCGTGCCAAGCGTTGCTCGACCGAGGCTTCGGCAAGCCCGCGCAGTCCGTGGACATGACGCTGCACGATGACCGCCCAGACCGCGACAGCATTCTCGCAAGCCTTGCCGACCTTCACGCCCGCCTTGCTGGCCGTAGCGACGGACGAGGAGCTGAGCCAGCTGCGGGAACTGTACCGCCAGGCGATACGACTCACTGAACAGAACAAGATCGAGTCGTACTACCCGGACACGGGACCGCTGCGCCGGGAGTTGTACGCAAAGCATCTGGAGTTCTTCGCCGCTGGTGACTGTCGCGAGCGCTGCATGCTGGCGGCGAATCGCGTCGGCAAGACCGAGAGCGTCGGAGGCTACGAGCTCACGCTGCACCTGACTGGTCGCTATCCGGCGTGGTGGGCAGGCCGCAGGTTCGACAAACCCGTTCGCGCATGGGCAGCGGGCGACACCGGCAAGACGGTGCGCGACATCATCCAGGCGAAGCTCTTGGGACCGCCGAGTGATCCAGGCCAGTGGGGCACGGGACTGATCCCGGGCGACTGCATCCTGCACACGCCCTCAAAGCCCGGTGTGCCGGACGCGATCGAGACGATCACGGTGCGCCACGTCTCAGGCGGTACCAGCGTGCTGCAACTGAAGAGCTACGACCAGGGACGTGTGGCGTTTCAGGGCACCGAGCAGGAAGTGATCTGGCTCGACGAAGAGCCCGATTTGGACGTCTACACCGAGTGCTTGCTGCGTCTGATGACGACGAACGGCATTCTCATGTCGACGTTCACGCCGCTCGAAGGATTGAGCGAGACCGTCATGCACTTCCTGCCGGATGGGAAGTTGCCGGAAGGCGAGCAGCGCGATGACGGTCGCTTCATCGTCATGGCGTCGTGGGATGACGTGCCGCATCTGACGAAGGCGGTGAAGGATGCGCTCTGGGCTGCATTGCCACCGCATCAGCGTGACGCTCGGTCGAAGGGTATTCCTCAACTCGGAAGTGGCGCGATATTCCCGGTGCCCGAGTCGGAAATCACGTGCGAGTCGTTCGAGCTACCAGAGCACTGGCCGCGTGTATATGCCATGGACGTGGGCTGGAACAGAACTGCCGTTATCTGGCTCGCCATCGACCGCGAGTCACAGACGGTGTACGCGTACTCAGAACACTATCGCGGGCAGGCGGAGCCATCCGTGCATGCGGAGGCGATCAGGGCACGTGGCGAGTGGATCCCGGGAGTCTGTGACCCAGCCGCACGGGGACGCTCACAGAAGGATGGCGAGCAGTTACTGCAGCAGTACACGGACTTGGGACTCAATCTCACGCCAGCGGACAACGCAGTGGAGGCGGGTATCTATGCGGTGTGGCAGCGCCTATCTGGCGGACGCCTGAAAGTGTTCAAGACCTTGCAGAATTGGCTAGCGGAGTATCGTGTGTATCGACGTGATGACAAGGGGCGCGTAGTGAAGTCGAGCGACCATCTGCAAGACGCAACCCGCTATGGAATTCTCTCGGGGCTCGACCTCGCTTGCGTGAAGCCCGTCGTGTCGAACGTATCGCAGAACTTCGCGGCGGACTTCGCCTGACATGGCCCGTCCCACCAACGCCGAGGTCTCCACCAAGCTATTGGCGGAAGTGAAGGAGTGCTATCGCCAGTCTACCGAGGCTGATGGCGCCAATCGTGAGATGTCGTTGGACGACATCCGCTTCGTCGATGAAGAGGGCGCTCAGTGGGATGAGCAGACCCGCAAGAATCGTGGCTCTCGTCCCTGCTACAGCTTCGACCGCACATCGATTGCCATCGATCAGGTCAAGGGCGACCAGCGTCAGAACGCGCCGCAGATCAAGATTCTGCCGACCGACAGCAAGTCGGATCGAAAGCTGGCAACGATTTACGAAGGGCTGATTCGCGCCATCGAGCGCAATTCCTCAGCGCGCACGGCGTACAACACGGGATTCGATTTCGCGCTCAAGGGCGGCTTCGGTGCTTGGCGCGTGTATCCGAAGTACGTCGATGACAGCTTCGATCAGGAGCTGTGTATCGGTCGTATCGAGAATCCGTTCACCGTGCATTTCGATCCGAGCGCAAAGGACTTTTTGAAGCGCGATGCCGAGTGGGCACTCATCACTGAGCGCACGAATCGGGATGCGTTCGAGGCTGAACATCCGGACCTGGAGCCGGCCGACCTCAATCTGTCCAGCCACGATCACGACTGGCTGAACGACAAGGAGGTAAGGGTTGCCGAATTCTTCAAGCGCATGCGCCGCAAAAAGATGCTCGCGTTGCTCGATGACGGGCGCGTGATCGACTACGACACGATCCGTGTAATCGAGAAGGAACTGGCCGACCCTCCTCCTGGCTCTGGCATTGCCCCGATTCGGGTGCTGAAGAAGCGCGAGTCGGATTCGACGTACATCCGCTGGTGGAAGCTGTGCGGCACCGGGATCGTCGAAGGCCCGATTGACTACGAGTGGAAGTACATTCCGATTGTGCCGATCTACGGCCGCGTGTCGAACATCGAGGGCAAGCGCAAGTATCGTGGGCTCGTGCGAAAAGCGAAAGACCCGCAGAAAGCCTACAACGGCGCACGCACGGCGGAGATCGAAGCGGTGGCCATGGTGCCCCGGTCGCCGTATATCATCCCGCCTGGGAGCATCAGGGGATTCGAGAACCAGTGGCGGGAAGCGAACGCGAAGAACCCGCTGTTCCTGCATTACAATCCGGACCCGAAGCATCCCACGGGCGGCAAGCCTACTCGCGAGCCAATGCCCGAGATTCCGAATGCGCTCATCGCGCTCTCGGCTCAGGCGGCGGACGACATCAAGGCCGCAACCGGCAAGTTCGGGCCGTCACTGGGCGAGCCACAGGCCAATGAATTGCCAGGAGCCATCCGCCAGCGCAACACCGAAGGCGATGTCAGTTCGTTCGAATTCATCGATAACTACGCGGAGTCGCTGAAGTACACCGGGGAAATTCTGGTAAACATGATTCCAAGCGTGTACGACGGCCAGCGGACGGTGCGCATCCTGGGGATGGACGGCAAGGAAGACTTCGAGGAAATCAACAAGCGCCTGCCCGATGGCACGCTGCTGCACGATGTATCGCAAGGCCGGTATGATGTGGCAGTGGATATCGGACCTGCCTACACCACTCAGCGCCAGCAGGCGGCCGACTACCTCATGCGCTTCTCGAGCGGAAACGAGATGGTCCAGCAACTCGCCAGCGACCTCATCGCCAAGAACCTCAACTTCGATGGTGCGGATGAGCTCGAGCGCCGGCTTCGAATCCCGCTGATCAAGCAGGGCGTCATTCCACCGGACAAACTGAGCGAGGAAGAGCAGGCGATGCTCCCGCAGGGTCCGCCCCCGCCCGACCCGACCGAACAGGCGCTGCTGGGCAAGCTCACGGCCGATGCCAGCCGTTCCCAGGCACAGGCGCAGAAGGCCCAGGTGGAGACCGCCGCGGCCCTGGCAGACATGCAGATGCGTCCTGCGCAGCTTCAGAAGCTGATTGCGGACATCATCGGGCAGCAACTGCAGAACATGGTTCTGGCTGGTGAGGTGGGGATTGATCCGCGCACCGGCCGGCCGGCCCTGATGAAGTACCCGCAGGCGCAGGCAGGCGGCGTGAACGAACTGGCGATGCCGAGGCGTAGAATGCCGGTTACGATGGATATGCAGCGATGAAATACTACATCCGATACGAGCAGATGAATGGCGAGTGGTTCTACATGATCTATTCGCGATTCCTGTGGTTTCATGCGTTTTTTGAGCGATGGAATACGGCAGATAGCGTAATCGTTCGCCTGAATGAGCTCACGGGATTCTCTGGATCTGGTCATGAAAACGCGGAGTCCGCATGAAATCGAAACCTGCCAGTAAACCCGCCGCTCCAGTCCCCACCGTCCGCCCCGGCACCCGCGAATACAGGGACGCTCAACGCGCGGAGTTCAACAAGCGCGTCGAGTCGGCGAAGAAGGGGCGCAAGTGAGCATAAGGCCCCTACGCAATCACATCGCCGTCCGCGCCACCGCGCATCTTCCGACCGACATCATCGCGCTCGCCGGCCCGCAGGACGAATACATGCGCGGCGAGGTAGTCGCAGCAGGGCCGGGAAAGCGCCTGCCGAAAGGCCGCATCCGTCCCATGTCAGTGAAGGAAGGCGACACGGTGCTGTTCCGCAAGCGCTCGGCACTCGCGTACTTCGATCCGAAGTTCTCGCGGGACGTGCTGCTCATTACGGATGATGACGTGCTGGGGCTGGCGTCGTGAAGCTCCACAACATGCAGATGTCGAAGGCGCAGAAGAAAGAGACGATGCCCTGCGCCGTCGACAGCCAGCCGGATTTTCCGTACGGTCTGCGCCTCCGGCTCGACAACGCCGCGCTCGAAAAGCTGGGCGTGAAGAATCTCCCGAAGGTCGGCGCGAAGATGATGGTGCACGGCATGGGTGTCGTCGTCTCGGTCAGCGCCCACGAGAGCAAGGAGCGCGACGACCGTAACGTGGAGATTCAGTTACAGGAGATCGGTATAGAGAGCGCCGAGCCTGTGTCCGTAAAGGAACGCAATGAGCTGATGCGGGCGGAGTTCGCGAGCCGACTCGACGATGAGAAGCGGAAGCGCAAGGCGTGACGACCATAACGCGCCAACGCAACAAGCCGCTTCCGGTTTGCCTCATGGCCCGCCCCACGGTATTCGACGTGCTGCGCGAGCGTATCGAGCAGGACGCGCGGATACGGCCTGAGATACGCGCGGCGGTGTTCCTGAAATCGAGCCAGCTGATTCGCGAACGGGGGATTACGCAGCTATGACAACCGTGGCTTTCGATGGGAAGATGCTGGTAGCAGATAGCAGGGCATGTGCGGGAAACACCACGCGCCGCGTGCGCAAAATTTTCCGCCTGAAGAATGGCAATTTGTTTGGCTGCTCTGGCGAATACGATTCTGGTCTGAAGGCCCGTGAGTGGCTTGATACGGATGGCGAGAAACCGGCAAAGCCGAGCCTGCACGAGTCCTTTGCAGCCCTTCTCGTGACGCCTGAAGGCTGTTTCAGGCTTGAGCCGGCGCTCATTCGCTCACCCATTGCCGAACCGTTCGCGGCCGTAGGCTCGGGGCGGGACTTCGCTATCGCAGCCATGCATCTGGGAAAAACAGCGCGCGAGGCGCTTGAGGTGGCGCTGTTATTCGATGCCAATACTGGCGGCCCCATCGATGTCATGATGCTTGCCTCCGAGCCCGCGTTGCGTCTCGTTGAGACGTCTATCGACTGACGCTCGCGCAACCCGGCTGATTTTCAGGCCCTGACGGCGAAAGCTCTCAGGGCCTTTTCACATTCCAATGGATGCCGATAGGTTGCCGCAGCTTCGACGCGAGTCCCGCAATGGACCCTAAGAGGCCCGCCTATCGGCTTCCTCCCTGGTCTTTCGTATTCGCCCGCACTGGCGTTCAGTGCATCACTTGAGTAGAGTATGTCCAACGAAATCGCGGCTGCTCCCGCGCAAGAGAGCACGGCCCCACCGGCCGCAGAAGTCTCCCCGACTCCTGAACAGGTGACTTCGGGCGCCCCACCGACTGAGGGCACATCCGCCGAGACTCCTGCCGGCGAAAGGCCACGTGCCCAGGAGCGCATCGAGGAACTGGCAGCGCAGAACAAGGCCCTACGCGAGTACGGCGAGTTCTTCCGTCAGCGCTTCGAGGAATCACAGCGACAGCCAGCCGCCGCCGCGCCCGTTCAGGAGCAACCTGATCCGGAGCCCGACGCAGACAGCTTTGACGACCCGAAGGCGTACGCGAAGGCTTACTCCGCGTGGACGCGCAAACAGGGCGCCAAAGAAGTCGCCTCGGCCATCGAGCAGGCGCGGAGTGAGGGCAAGGCTGCCGGTGAGAAGGCTTTCGCCAAGGCGCGAGAAGAAGAGCGCCTGCGTGGAATGAACGATCAGTTTGCGGTTCGCAGTCAGCAGTTCGCGGATAAAAACCCGGACTACCTGACGGTGATCAGCAACCCGGCGCTCACGTTCATGAATGGCGAATTCTTGGAAGTCATCAAGTCTTCCGAGAAAGGCCCGGAGCTTGCGTTTCACATCGGGAAAGACCCGAAGCTTGTGGCGCGGCTGGCGGGTAAGTCGGTTCCTCAGCGATTGACAGAACTCGGCCGTATCGAAGCCGAGCTCTCGCGTCCAGCTCCTCCCCCGAAAGTCACCGCTGCGCCGGCCCCGCCGACGCCAATCGGCGGTGGAGCGGGCGGACAGGTAGATCCGTCGAAACTCTCCACTGACGAATGGATTGCATGGCGAACCAAGGACATCCAGTCCAAACGCCAAGCTCGTTAGGGGATGCGCAGCTCGATTAGGAGCTGCACGTGGCCAATACCACACTTACTGTCGATGAAGTCACCCGCGAGTCCCAGCGGATTCTGCATGGGAAATTGCGCTTTGTAGGCTCGATCAACCGAGGCTACGACAACCAGTACGCCCAGGAAGGCGCGAAGATTGGTGACACGCTGCGTATTCGTCTGCCGAATCAGTATGTGATTCGCGAAGGGCGAGCGATCAGCGTTCAGGACAACGTCGAGCGCTACGTCAATTTCACGATCAGCAATCAGGCTGGCGTGGACATCAATTTCACATCCAGTGAATTGACGATGTCGCTCGACGACTTCTCCGGCCGCATCATCACGCCAGCCATGGCGACCGTTGCGGCGTACGTCGAATCCACGACATGGAGAGCGCGTTACAAGGACGTCTACAACCTCGTTGATCAGGATGCGACGGCGCCCACGCTGCGCACCGTTCTGCTGGGCAAGCAGAAGTTGGACGACAACCTCGCGCCGGAAGATGAACAGCGTACCTGCCTGCTGTCTACAGGCCATCAGGTCGGCCTGATCGACAATATCAAGGGACTGTTCAGCCCAACAGACACCCTTGCGAAGCAGTACCGGGAAGGTCGCATGGGCACGTCAGCCCTGTTCGACTTCTTCCAGTCAACGCACGTGCTGGATCACACAACCGGCACCGCAGTGAAGGGCGACACGCTTTATAACGTGAACGGCGCGACCGAAAGCGGCTCGGCGATCACGGTGAACACGGGCACGACCACGTTTCTCAAGGGTGACGTCATCACGATTGCGGGCTGCAATCGCGTGCATCCGGAAACCAAGGTGGATACTGGCCAGCTTCAGCAGTTCGTCATCACGGCTGATTCTGGAGCCAACGCGGTTTCGCTTGCGATCTCCCCGGCGATCTCCGTCACGGGCGGTACGAAGAACGTCTCTGGTTACCCGACCAATGGCGGAGCGATCTCGAAGCTCGGAGCGGGCAACGGAGAGTTGCTCAACTCGTCGATGGGGTATCACAAGGATGCATTCGCCTTCGGCACCGCGGACCTCATCATGCCCGAGGGCGTGCACTTCGCGGCTCGTGAGGTATACGACGGCATCAGTCTTCGCATCGTGCGTGCGTACGACATCAACAACGACCAGTTCCCGTGTCGTTCCGACATCCTCTTCGGTAGCACGACCCTTCGGGCACAGCTCGCTTCGCGTCTGCACGCGGACGGCTAATCAAAGGAGCCAATGCAATGACCATTCAGACAATCGGCGACGGCAATCCTGACGGAGTGCAGCTCCCGAACACGAAAGCTGGTTTCTTCGGTGCAACTCCTGCGGCTCAGCAGGCGACGATTGCCGATGCGACCAACACGACCACGACGACTTCGACCACGACAGCGCTAACCACGGACCTCGATTCCCTGAGAACCAAGTTCAATTCGCTGCTCGCGAAGCTCGAAACGCTCGGTCTTCTCGCCAGCGCATGAGCTTTGGTGATCGATAGCAAGACGCCCGGCGCGTGCTCAACACGTCGGGCGTCTCTAACCACAGAGCCTATGAAGGAGGCTGCAATGGCTGAGATATCTAAGCCGGAACCGTGCGCAGAGCGCAAGCGGCTCACGGCGGAACGCTTGCGCGAACTGTTGCGGTATGAGCCTGCAACTGGAGAGTTTGTCAGGCGCGTCGATAGGCGCGGCTACCGCGCGGGAACCAAGGCAGGAAGTTTCAATTCGAAGAACGGGTACATCTACATCCGTGTAGACGGCAGGAACTACATGGCACATAGGCTTGCGTGGCTCTATGTGACTGGTAGTTGGCCGGGTGCAATAGACCATGCCAATGGCAACAAAACTGAGAATCGCTGGACCAATTTGCGAGAAGCCACGAAGTCTCAAAACGCGGCGAACTCGAAAGTTCGATCCGATAATTCGTCCGGTGTAAAGGGCGTGTACTGGGATGTGAAACAGCAGCGGTGGTGCGCATTTCTTACGCTGGATGGCAAATACAAATACCTCGGCCGGTTCGCATCGCTTGAAGCGGCAGCACGTATCCGATCAAGCGCCGCTCGCGAGTTCTTCGGGGAGTTCGCCAGAACATGAGTTTCGTTCAGTACGCAAAGTCCCCTCGCAAGGGGCCGGGCACTTTCCTGGCGGTGGCGGCCTATGACGGACTTTCCGCGCCGTTCGTGCATTCGCTGTTTGCCTCGCAGGCAGCATTGCCGCACCGGCTCGATCTCGAAATCTTCGCCGGCAACTGCCATGTGGACGATTCCAGAAATAGGCTCGTACGTGACTTTCTGGAGTCCGACTGCGAACAGTTGGTCTTTCTCGATGCGGATGTGTTCTGGCTAGATGCCGACCTTCGACGGCTCATCGATCACGATGCGGATATCGTGGCCGGTATCTATCCGCTAAAGAACGATGACGAGGATTACCCGGTTGCGCCTCTTCCCGGAGAGCGCTGGGCGAATGCACAGGGACTGGTGGAGGTGGCGGGAGTTCCTACGGGCTTCCTGAAAATCCGTCGCCGTGTATTGGAAACGCTGTATCCCACGGTCCCTCAGCATCGCAGTAAGGAAGACGGCTACGGCCGCAAGCTCATTCCCGTGCTGTTCGAGCGCTCGCTGAATAGCATCTCACGACGTGGAGGCGACTACGAATTTTGCAAAAAGGCCCGCGCCGCAGGCTTTCGCATCTACGTCGACCCGTTCATGCAGTTGGGCCATCAGGGCACGAAGCTCTGGAATGGATGCGTCGGGCATCACTGGCGTAAGGACTTCGCCATTCATGAAGGGCTGAAGGCCATCCGTGAGAACACGGCCGATGCGGCGACGTACCTGGAGCTCTATAATGTCTGGGGCAACATCTGGGCGATGAGTCCGGAGGCGCTCTTCACGTGCTCGCTTCTGGCCCGGCAGAGCAAGGGGCCGATCCTTGAGTGCGGCTCTGGATTATCGAGCCTGTGTCTGGCTGCGGCGACCGAGCGGCCCGTGCATTGCATTGAGCAGTCACCTGATTGGGCGTTCCGTATGAAACGGCTCGCCAGCGAGAACGGACTCGACAATCTGCACGTGCATCATCGGCCGCTCACGCAGTACGGACGGTGGACGTGGTACGCGGAGCCACCACGAGAACGATATGTCCTAGCTGTTTGTGATGGCCCCTCGGGCGATGACAAGCGCGGCGGGGTTTTCGATGTCATGCGCGAAGAAATCGCGGGAGCGACGATCATCGTGGATGATATCGCTCGCAGCTACTCGCGCAAGGCGGTGGAGGATTACTGCGGAACGAGCGGGAGAAAGTTCGAGATTTTCGACTGTTCGAAGTCATTCGCTCTGATCCAGTGAAGATTCGAATCTGCACACCCTGTCTCACCGGCACGGTGTGCGTGCCCTTCGTCCGCTCTCTCGTGGATTCGGTCAGCGCGTTATCGCTCGCCGGCATTCAGGCGCAGTGGCAAGCGCTCTCGTTCTGCAATTTCATTCAATGCGCCCGTAACGACATGGCGCGCGAGTTTCTCGCGTCCGACTGCACCGATCTCGTCTTTATTGACGACGACATGGGCTGGGATATCGGTGGCTTTCTGAAGCTCATGAGCCGAGATGTCGATGTCGTCGGCGCGATCTGCCCGCGCCGGAAAGATCCGCGCGAATGGAACGTGAACCTGCTCCACGACGCGCAGGGCAAGCGGATCGAGCACGAAGGGTTACTGGAGTGTGCCTACATCGGGACTGCGCTGCTACGGATTCGTCGTGCAGCTATCGAACAGATGGCCCGCTGTTTCGACGCGGGATACGAAGGCCCCGGATTCATTGGCGAGGACGCGTGGTTCTGCCGCGAGTTCCGCCGCAAAGGCGGCCGCATCTGGGCGGAGCCCGATATCACGATTTCCCATACCGGCCTGAAAGAGTGGACCGGAAATTACAGGAGCGAAAATCATGCCTACTGAAGAGAGTTTCGGTTGCGCTACGTCGCACGTCAAAGCCGATGTTCTGACGCACCGATCAGGCGGAACGGCTGGATTCTTTGGCACGACGCCGACAACACAACCGGCGAACATCGCGGACGCGACGAATACCACCACGACCACGTCCACGACCACCGCGCTCACGACCGATCTTGATTCGCTGCGAACGAAGTTCAACGATCTGCTGACGAAGTTGGAAAGCCTAGGGATTCTCGCGAGCGCGTAATCCGTGGCTACGCCCACTGCACAAACCGCGTCCCAGCTCATTACGGATGCGCTTGTGTCGCTCAACGTCATCCGCGAGGGTCAGACCCCCAGCGCCGAACAGCAGGCGCAGGCGATCCGCCGCATGAATCAGATGATGGCGCTGTGGGAAGCGGATGGACGCGCGCTCGGCTACATCCCGATCGGCACCGTGACGGATGTGCTGACCGTGCCGGATGGCGCGCTCATGGGCATCTGGACGAGTCTCGCGGTCCTTCTCGCACCGCTTTTTGGCGCGGCGGTCTCCGCAGAGCTTGCCGAGATGAACCGGCAGGGCATGGCGGTGGTGGACAAGATCACCGCGAGAGAAGCGCTGATGGAGCTCGACGTGCCGACGCCGTCAGGCCGCGAAGTGTTCAACATCGAGTCGGGTTGATGGCTGGGCTGCCGCTTCCTTTTCACTCGTATCGATTGAGATCGAGTCACGCAAGCTCGGCTCGAATCGTCAACTGTTTCCCTGAGAAACTTCCAGAAGGCGCGAAAACGCCCTATGCGCTGGTACGCGCGCCCGGGATTGCAGCGTGGACCACGGTTGGCACTGGGCCGATCACGGCCATGCATGTCGCGCTGGGCTATCTATGGGTGGTATCGGGCTCAAAGCTCTACCGGGTTGGCAGCAACAAGACTGCCACAGAAATCGGGAGCATTGGAGCTCCGGGTCGAATCGATATCGACAACAACATCACGACAATCGTCGTGGTGAATTCCCCGAACGCCTACTACTACGATACGAGCACCAGCACGTTCGGGCAGATTACGGATGTGGATTTCACGTCGCGCGGTGCAACCGACGTGGAGTTTGTCGACAACTTTCTGTTGTTCGTCGAGCCTGATTCCGGCCGTTTCTTCGGCGCGGATGTCGGAACGGCAACGAGTTTCAACTCGCTCAACTTCGCAACCGCAGAGGGCTCGCCAGACAACCTCGTCGGAATCAAAGTCGATCACCGTCAGGTCATCCTGCTGGGCGAGACGAGCACGGAGATATGGGAGCTGACTGGCGGTTCCGGCTTCCCCTTCGCTCGAGCGGCGAATGGCCACATCGAGCAGGGCTGCTTCAATGGCAGGACCGCGGCGAAACTCGACAACACGGTGTTCTGGCTCAGTCAGGATTACACCGTTCGGGCGCTTCGCGGAACGACACCGGAGCGCGTGAGCCAGGCGGGAATCGAGCAGGCGCTGGGTGGTGTCACGATCGCCTCTGGAGTGGGCTGGTCCTACTCGCAGGAAGGGCACATCTTCTACGTACTCACCTTCCCGGAAGGCACGTTCATTTACGATGTCACAGCAAAAGAATGGCATGAACGCGAAACCTACGGCTATCCCTACTGGCTTGCGTGGAGCCATGCCCAGTTCGCCGGATTGGAACTCGTAGGCGATGTATCCAGCAACCGCATCGGCTATCTCTCTCCGCTCGTGTACGACGACTGGGGCACGACTCAGCGCATGGAGTGGACCTATCAGGCTGTGTATGCGCAGGGTCTCAGGGCCTTTCACGAGCGGCTGGAGGTCGTCATGGAGACCGGCGTCGGCCTCATCTCAGGGCAGGGCTCCGACCCTGAAATCATGATGGAAGTCTCCGACGATGGCGGAAAGACGTTCGAGCCGCTGCCCAATCGCAAGCTCGGAAAGATGGGCGAGTATCAGCACCAGGTGTACTGGCAGCAGCTGGGCAGTTCCTACCAGCGCGTGTATCGCGGGGCGATCAGCGATCCGGTGCGCGCAGTGCTGACCGATACGCAACTTGAGGCGCGCGGCGCAAAGCCCTTCAACCGCATGAGGGCGGCGTGAGCGTTCGCCGAACCTTTCCAGCGGTTCCTACCGATATCCGCGACTGGACGCGGTTTCTTCAGGGCCTGTTCTTCGCGCGCGAGTGGACGACCGCGCTTGAGGGTTGCGCGACGAGACCCACGGCCACGGCTCGCTACACCGTGAGTGCCGGCATCGCGTGCGTGGCATTGCCCGGTCTTTCGGCGACATCCGATAGCGTGCTGTGCTTCCTCTCCGACTTGCCGTCAGAGATTACGCCCCAGCACGACCAGTACTGCACGGCGCGGATCATCGACAACGGCGTGACCGCCATGGGCATCGTCATGGTCGGCATCGATACGGGCATCACGCTCTACTCGGATCTCGATGAGAGCGCATTCACCGCGTCAGGCCTTAAAGGGATCAAATATTCAATCATCTGCTACTCGCTGGACGATTGACTATGGACGAACTGCAGCTTTTCATAAATGGCGCGCTCACTGAGCCCGGATCGATGCGCGAGAAAGTGCTGCGGCTCGAAGACGAGCTGCGTAAGTACGAGCAGTTGCCTGAAGACGTGCATCACCACTTTGCGCCAGGCGTGTACATGCGCGAACTACGCATTCCGAAGGGCGCGATACTCACTGGAAAAATCCATCGCACCGAGCACCTGAACATTCTCGCGCAGGGCGAAATCTCCGTGCTCACTGAGCATGGCGTGCAAAGGCTCAAGGCACCGTGTGTTGTGAAGTCGAGCCCCGGCATCAAGCGGGCAGGGTTCGCGCACGAGGCTTGCGTGTGGATTTGCGTACACGCCACGACCGAGACCGACCTGCAGAAGATCGAAGATCAGTTGATTGCGCCGTCCTTTGCTGCGCTGGGAGGAATTGACGTGAACCCTGACTTGCTGGTGCAGACATGAGTTGGGTAGCCGCAATTGTTGGTGGTTCCGCTATCGTTGGCGGCGTTCTCTCATCGCAGGGCGCGAAGAAGGCAGCGTCTGCCGCATCCGGCGCATCTGATGCGGCCATTGCCGAGCAGCGGCGCCAGTTCGATACGGTGCTGGGCCTCACCGCCAATCAACGCGGTATCGGCAATCAGGCGCTGAATGCGCTCGGGAGCGTATACGGCTATCAGCCGACCCCGATGGGATTGCCAGGCCCAACTGGCACGCCGTATCAGGCGCAGCCTATTCAGGATGGGGGCTTCTTCAACACCGGGGCCGGTGCGTTGGTCAATCCCTGGACCGTCACATCGAAACTCGGTGGGGCTGGGAAGATTCTCGATCCTGCGGGCGGACTTCTCGGCAACCTCTTCGGCGGGGGTCACGGAGATGAGAAGCGCAACCTCAAGGCGTTCACGCAAGAGAATCAGATCTATGATCTTGGTAACGGCATGCTCGCGCTTGCTGATGGGACGACGTTTCGAGAATCCCAGCTGCAGGATGTCGCGGGCGCATGGTACGGCGCGACCTATGCTCCGGATGGAGACCAAAGCGGCTGGCAGTCCAAGTACGGCGCGCTGATCCAGAAGCCTCAGGCGAATGTCGGGCAGGCGGGCGGCCTGACGTCCGATGGCGTGCCGCAAGGCATGTCCGTTGGCCCCGGAGGCGCTCCGCAGGGCGCGCCAAACTACAGCAACTTCTTTGCCTCCCCGGACTACCAGTTTCGCTTAGGCGAAGGGCTCAATGCCGTGCAGAACAGCGCCGCCGCTCGTGGCGGGTTGTATTCCGGTAATGCCCTTCGTGGCATCACCGAATACGGACAGGGACTCGCGGCTGG